GACGTTCTGCAAGACCGGTTCCAGTCGGTGAAGGTGGGCGGCGAAAAGCAGCGGCAACTCGTGCAGAAGGGCGTGTATTGCAACGACCGCCAGGTGCGCGAGAAGCACGTCTATCACGCGATCGATCGCCTGAACCCGCGCGCTGTGATCGAGGTGCGGCCGCTGCTGGCAGAGCAGGGTGATCTGCTGGGAGCAATGGCATGAACGCACCTTCCACCCACCGCATCGACGTGATCAACCTGCCAGACCCCCGGCAGAACTTCGAGGCATACCGCGCTGCCCAATCGAAGGCGAAAGGCCTTGGTCTCACGCTCGAAGAAATGATCCGGCGCGAGCTTGAGCAGCGCGGCATCGAGGTTCTGAGCTTTGTCACGTGGGACTACGGCACCCGAGCAGCAGTCGAAGTGCGGAGGCCTGCATGATCCGCGCCGCAATCCTTCGCTGGGCCCAAGCCCGCCAGCCAGACTTCGTGATCGGTGGCCACGATCGCCCGTACCTCAAGCGCCACTTCCTGATCCCGCGCAATCCGTTCTTCAACATCTACGTGCACCAGTTCCTGCGCAGCGATGACGACCGCGCGCTCCATGACCATCCCTGGGCTTTCAACTGCTCGTGGTTGCTGGAAGGCGCCTACATCGAGCACACGCCAGCCGGGAGATTCTTTCGCCGTGCGGGCGATTGGAAGTTCCGCTGGGGTGGTGCACCTCACCGCGTGGAGTTGTTCAACAAGCGCGAGTTCTTCGGCTACTCAGGCGCCGTAGTTGCAGAAGGGCAGCCAGAACCCTGCTGGACCGTTTTCATCACTGGCCCGCGCGTGCGTGAGTGGGGTTTCTATTGCGAGCGCGGCTGGGTGCACTGGAAGGCATTCACCGCCCCTGGTGACAAGGGCGCCGTGGGCCGGGGGTGCGACCAATGACCATCATTCACTGCGTGTCGATCAGCGGTAGCAAGGACAGCGCCGCCACGGCCATCCTGGCGCTGGAAACCCAGCCCCGTGAGAGCCTGCGCTTCATCTTCTGCGACACCGGCAATGAGCACGAATCGACGTATGACTACGTTCGGTACATGGAGAGCCACCTGGGCATCCAGATCACCACGTTGCGTGCCGAGTTCTCTCGCCAGATCGCCAATAAGCGCGAATACATCCTGAACAAGTGGCCCGCGAAGGGCGTGCCGCAGGCCGACTGCGACCGGGCTGCTGCCGCCATGGTTCCCACCGGCAACCCTTTCCTCGACCTGTGCATCTGGAAGGGCCGGTTCCCCTCGCGCCGCGCCCAGTTTTGCACCGAGCAGTTGAAGACGCTGCCCGCCACCGAGCACCAACTTGACCTGATCGACAGCGGCCAGTGCGATGCCGTGTGGTCTTGGCAAGGCATCCGCATGGATGAGAGCTATTCGCGCCAGTCCCGGATGCACATCAGCGGGCATATGTGCCGTTACTTTGGCGAGCAAGGCGCAGGCATCTACACCTACCGGCCACTGCTGCGCTGGACGGCCTTCGACGTTTTTGAAGCTGCCGACTGCTACGGCTTGAAGCCCAACCCGCTGTACCTGCAAGGCATGACGCGGGTGGGCTGCATGCCGTGCATCAACGCCGGCAAGGATGAAATTCTGGAGATCAGCAAGCGGTTCCCCGGTCATATCGACCGAGTGGAGATGTGGGAGATCGCCGTGGCTGCGTCGAGCAAGCGCCAAGAAGCCAGCTTTTTCCCCGACCCAGACCGTGACGCCCACCTAAACAAGCGCGGCATCCGCAACGTGGTGCAGTGGTCCAAGACCCAGCGCGGAGGCCAGCTCATGGACTTCATCCGAATCAGCGACGAGCCGAAGGCCTGCGAAAGCGCCTACGGACTGTGCGAATGATCTGCACCGTCTGCCGCCGCCCCCTGTTCCGCAGTGCAGTCGAAGGCCGCTCTATCGGCCCAGTCTGCGCGAAGCGTTCTGGGCTGACCTCATCCAAGCGCCGCATCGCCAGGCACGCTGATGCCGGGACGATGGATCTGTTTGAAGAACCGAAACCTGTGCAGGTGAACGCGTGACCGAAGTCCTCGATCTCCAACAAGACGCGGAGCTGGTTGACGATCAGCCGTTCTTCGCGCCCGCTGCCACCGACATGCTCGACGGCCTGCTGGGGCAGTACCAATCGCAGCGCCGCCGCGTGGAAGCCGTGGCCGCCTACATCAACGACCCCGAGACCATGGGGGCGACCTACTACTTCGTCGAGGGCAACCGCAGCAACGACCGCCACATGCCGTCGGCGCATCAGCTGTTCGAGCTCAAGGGCGCGCTGGCCGCGCTCAATGCCGCGTACTGGAGCAAGGCCCTGGCTCTGACCGACGTGATCGACCTGATGCCGCAGAAGCGCCGCACCGAGTGGCACGAGACCATCCGCAACCACACAGCACCTGAGTTCGAAGAGCAGACCGTGCGCCAGACCATCATGGACCTGCTGAACATGCGTTCTCAGTTCCTGGCCGAGCGGGTCGACGGCATCTTCCGCGGCTTGTCTGGTGAGCACGTCACCAACGCCCCCGAGGCGTTCGGCAAGCGGATGATCGTGGCGCGCGTGCTCAACGAGTACGGCAGCGAGGACTACCAGACCTGCGGCCTGATCAACGACTTGCGCTGCGTGGTGGCCAAGTTCATGGGGCGCGACGAGCCGCACCACGACGCCAGCAGCCAGGTGATCCGCCGCCTGAAGGGACGCTGGGGCGAGTGGGTGTCGATCGACGGTGGTGCCATCCGCATCCGGCTCTACAAGAAGGGCACGGCGCACATGGAGCTGCACCCCGACATGGCGTGGCGCCTGAACATGGTGCTGGCCCAGCTGTACCCCCTGGCCATCCCCGCGCAGTTCCGCCAGCGCCCGTTGCGCAAGTCCAAGACCGTGGAGCGCATCCAGCGCCCACTGCCGTTCGCCGTGCTGGACCTGCTGGCGAAGATGACGCCGGCCTACACGTTCGGCGTCGCGACGGCCGCCACACGTTGGGAGAAGCCCCGCCTGACCATCCCCAACACGCTGGCGTTCGGCTACGGAGACCGCGACAAGCACGCCATCGCCGAGGCTGAGCGTGTGCTTGCGGCCCTGGGTGGCGTGAAGGACCCGGACGGCCACTTCGTCTTCGACTACGAGCCGCGCGAGATCCGCGACGAGATCGTCACCAGCGGCTGCATCCCCGATCAGAAGAGCCACCAGTTCTACCCGACGCCCGAGCGCTTGGCGCGCATGGCCGTGGAGATGGCCGACATCAAGGATGGCCAGACCGTGCTGGAGCCCAGCGCCGGCATCGGTGGCCTGGCCGACTTGCTGCCGCAGGGCCTCACCACCTGCGTGGAGGTATCGCCGCTGCACTGCAAGGTGCTGGAGGCCAAAGGTCACGACGCGTGCTGCGCCGACTTCCTGGAATGGGCACAGCGCCCGAGTCTGTTGGGCTCCTATGACCGCATCGTGATGAACCCACCGTTTGACCGCGGCCAGTGGGCAGCACACGTCGAGCACGCCGCGCGCCTGCTGTCACCCGGCGGCCGTCTGGTGGCCATCCTGCCCAGCAGCGCAAAGAACCGCGACTTCCTGCCCGGCTTCAACAAGTCGTGGTCCAGCCAGTTCGATGGTGAGTTCGCCGGCGCCAGTGTGTCGGTGGTGTTCCTGACCGCAGAGAGGACTGCATGAACGGCCAAGCCATCACCCTCACCGATGAAGTGCAGGGCCACGCCATCGTCGCCAAGACCTTCTGGCCGTGGTGCCGCGCCCAGCTTCATGCCCATCGTCAGGTGGTCATCGAAGCCCGGCTGGCCGAGGATTGCAAGACCGACAAACAGCGCAAGTACCTGCACGGTTGCGTGCTGACCAACATCTCGCAGCAGGCCGTCATCAATGGCCAGAAGTTCCCGCTCGCCGTGTTCAAGGAGTGGTACCGCAACGAGTTCCTGGGCTTCAAGACCGTCACGCACCGCAACCCTTTCACCGGCAAGAAAACCCGTCGCCGCGAGCGCCAGAGCACCGAGAGCCTGGGCGTCAAGGGATATGCCGAGTACATCGAGCGCGTGATTGCCCACGCCAGCACCGAGCTGGGCGTCACATTCCCCGAGGAATGGCACGACCCCGAGACCGGCGAGATCTTCAGCCTGAAGGACATGACCCAGCGTCGTGCCGCGCGCGTGCGGATGAAAGAGCTGGGGGTGGAGGCGTGAAGCTGACCAAAGCACAGCGCGCGACCCTTCGCGAGAAGTTCGGCGGCCGGTGCGCGTACTGCGGCGAGCTGCTGGGCGATCGCTGGCATGCTGACCACATCGAGTACGTCGAACGCAAGATGATCTACGTGCCGGGCAAGGGTGCAGTCTGCACGGGAGAAGTGCACCGGCCCGAGCGCGACACCATCGAGAACCTGAACCCAGCCTGCGCGCCCTGCAACATCGACAAGCACAGCTTTGACCTTGAGACATGGCGCGGAATGATCCAGCGCAGCAACGAGGTGCTGGCGAGGGATGTGAGCACCTTCAGGCGCGCACTTCGGTACGGATTGTTGTCGCTCAGCTTTGAGCCGGTCGTTTTCTATTTCGAGCGGCTGGAGGCGAGCGAATGAACCGCACCCCCATGAAACCGGGCAAAGGCTTCCGCCGCCCCACGATAGAGCGCAAGCGCACGGTGCACACGCCGATCGCGCCCGAGAACCGCCGCGGCTCAATGGCGCCCGTTGTGGGAAATCCCATATCGGCCATCGAGAAGTTCACCTACGTGCGCAGTCGCCCGCTGCTGAACGCCATCAAGGCGCTTGACTGCCAGAACTGCGGCGCGGTCGGGCCCAGCGACCCCGCTCACTCGAACAGCTCATGCCACGGCAAGGGCGGCCGCATCAAGGCGAGCGACGTTTTCTGCGCAGCGTTGTGCCGCAGGTGCCATGTGGCCGTCGACCAGAGCCACACGCTAACCCAAGAAGAACGCCTGGACATCTGGACGCCCGCCTGGCGCAAGACCGTTCGCGAGCTGGTGCGCCGTGGCACCTGGCCACTCCACATCGCAATCCCCGACATCAGGAGGATGAATTGAAGAAGACCTCGAAGTACAGCAACAAGCGCCGAGTCACCGGGAACTCGTTCAACGGTGCCGAATGGCTCAACACCATCCAGCGCAGCCGAACCTACGCGGCCGACCCGATTCCAGGCTCAAACCTCGAAGGCACCTTGTCGGCCGCCGTCAGCACCGACATGCGGGTGCGTGACGCCTTCGCCATGTTGTCCAACCACCAGATGCCGCTGGACCCTGAGATGACCATGGACCTGCTGGCGCACGGCCTTTGCGTGGCCGTCATCCGCTCGCGCCAGATCCACCCGGACCTGGCCACGAACCCGGCGATGCCCATCCTCAACGCCGCGTCGCAAGGCCTGCAGCGCGCCATCGACCGCTGGAACACCAACAAGGCCTGGGGTCTGGACGGACCCGGGCGCCAGGCCATGGAAGACGCCATCGAGATCTACGCCGAGATCCTGCGCAACAGTTCGCCGGCCCAGATGACCTTGGCGACCAAGGAGCGCGAGCGAATCCTGCGCCAGATCGACCCACGGTTCAAAGATGCAGTCACCTCATAGGCAACGCCTGAAAGCCAATGAAAGCAACACCATGAGTTCATCCGAAAACATGACTTTGAAGCAAATTCAACGGGAAAAGTTGGTTCTTGAGGGGGCAATCACGGACCTGCTGGCGACGTTTCAAAAGCGCACAGGCATTTCGATCTACGAGGTCAATTTGCGTTTTCAGAGCTATCAGCACATCAGTTCCGACAGGCCTTTGAAGCTCCTAACAGGCGTGGAAACGGAGGTGCAGCTTTGAGCATCCATCACCAGCAGCAGCCTTTCGACCTTGACCGCATGTGCGCCGAAGCCCGGGAGCGCCTGCGCGCCGAGATCGATCACAGCGCCAGAAAGGCTCACTACGAATGGGCGAAGGCCTGCCGTGAGCGCGCGTATCGCGATGCGATCAGTACCGAGATTCAGAAGCACTTGGGAAAACTTCTTCGCAGCCTTTTCATGGATATGCAGTTCACTGGCCACACGCAAGCTGGCGGATACGTCGAATACAAAACACTGGAGCGCTCATGACCGAAGACACCACCAAGCCCGGACTCGACGAGCGCTACACCAGCGCGCGCAACTCCCGCGACCTGACCGTCGCCAGCAGCGAACTCCCGAACAGGGATTCGGACGTGCTGGCCGCTGCAGCCTGGACGCAAAGCCGCGTGGGGCATGCCCTCATGCAGCTGCACAGCGAATGGGATTCGGCCGAGAAGCCGGCCAAGCCAACCGCCGCGCGCGTGAAATCCTTGGTGGGCACCCTGCAGCGCCTGCCGCACGGCGTGGATCCAGCGCTAGAGCAGCGCGACGAGCACGGCCAGCCCGTACCACTGACGCCGGCCATGGCCAAGGCCTACACCGATGCCTGGTATCGGCACGAAGTCGGCTTGCTGCTGGGAAAGCTCAAGACTCTGCCCGGCGTGCGCGCGCAGTTGACCGAGCAGGCGGCGAAATGGGGATGGCCCGAGCCGACCGTTTCTGCCGAGGTGCTGCGGTGGTGGCTCGACCAGTCGTGCCACGTTTGCCACGGCACGAAGTTCCAGTTTGCCACCGGTACGCGTCGCCTCGGTGACAGGCCCTGCGGTGAGTGCCGCGGATCCGGCCACAGCAAGGTGCCGCACGGCCAGCAGGGCACAAAACTGGCCAACTGGATGGACGAGGGCGTGAACATTGCGCGCCGTCGCATCAAAAAGGCCTTGCGCAACTTCCGCGACTGAGTTTAGAATGCGACCGGGGATGGCAGTCGCTGCTGAGTTGCTCGCGCCCCGACTCTCTGCCGTCAAAGTCAGACCCCGTGCGAGCCGGGACGGCCTTGATGGCAGAGCCACCCCCAAAATTCAGAGCCACCCATGCGGTGGCTTTGTCGTTTCTGCGGGCCGCTGCACACCCTTTGACCGGCCACGTGCCACTAGGAAGCGCGCCCGCGATCTATCCGTGTCGGTAGCTCAACTGGCAGAGCGCTGATCTCCAAAATCAGAGGTTGGTGGTTCAAGTCCACCCCGGCCCGCCCCCACACCAGCACCAAAGCCGCCCACAGCCAAGGCCGTCACATTGCCCGCCAGGGCGTGGCCATCCATGGGCGACAAGCTCCGGCAAAGCGGAACCCAGCCGGTGACCATGGCCCGCAGATCCACACGCAGAGCAGCGCGACCCTCCATCCCGGGTAGAGCGGGCGGGGTGGATCAAACCGAATTCATGAACGTCCGAAGCCCTTCACGCTCCCGATTCATCCCTGCTGCCGAAGCGGGGTCGGCCACGGGCAAATGGCCGATGAGCCTCCGCCTGATGCTCCCGCAGGTGCAAGCGGCAGGGATCGAACGGCAGCCGCCCAGCCGGGCCAGATCAAACCCGGTAGCCCGATGGGGACAACCTCGAAAGGGCCGTGCATGGGACGACCTTCAAAGCTCACCGCCAAGCAGTGGGAGGAAATTGGAAAGCGGCTCCTGGCTGGCGAGAAGGCGGCAAGCCTGGCCAAAGAGTTCAAAGTCTCTCGCGCCACAATAAGCGAACGCTTTTCCAAATCGACGGAAAAGGTCAAAGCCGTTGCGAATCAAGTACTTGCAGCAGGTCGCGCGATGGATTCGCTTACTCTTTCCGAACAAGTGGCCGCGATTTCCCTCGCAAGCCGGTTACGGTCGACGCTTGAGCACATGGCCAGCGCCGCAGAGTACGCCGCGGCGACCACGCACAAGTTCCTGGCCATGGCCAACACGCAAGCCATGAAGGTCGACGAGGTGGACCCGATGAAGTCGCTTGAAGTGCTGAAGGGGATCGGAGTCCTGACCAAGCTGGCGAACGATTCCGCAGCAGTGCCCACGGCTCTGATCAACGGAAGCAAGGACGCTGTGAAACAGGTTCAACAGGAGAACCAGCCGCTGCCCATGAGGGTCGTTGTGCAAATCGAAGATGCAAGCATCCCCGAGGCTTAACCGCCCACAAGCGCGGTTCCTCGCGCTGCCGCACAAGTTCCGAGGGTTCGTCGCAGGATTCGGCAGCGGGAAGACCTGGGTGGGCAGCGCAGGGCTGTGCCAGCACTCATGGGAGTGGCCGAAGGTCAATGCCGGGTACTTCGCACCCACCTACGCCCAGGTGCGCGACATCTTCTATCCGACGATCGAAGAGGTGGCCTTTGACTGGGGGATGAGCACCGACATCCACGAGACGAACCACGAGGTGACGCTCTACGCCGGCAGCCAGTACCGCGGCACGATCCTGTGCCGGTCCATGGAGAAGCCGGGCGACATCGTGGGCTTCAAGATCGGCAAGGCGCTGATCGACGAGCTCGACGTGATGAAGAAGGCCAAGGCGGAGACGGCCTGGCGAAAGATCATGGCGCGGATGCGCTACAAGGTCGACGGCCTGAAGAACGGCGTCGACGTGACGACCACGCCCGAGGGCTTCAAGTTCGTCTACTCGCAGTTCGTGAAGGCGGTGCGCGACAAGCCTGAGCTGGCATCGCTGTACGGGATGGTGCAGGCCAGCACCTACGAGAACGGCAAGAACCTTCCAGAGGACTACATTCCCTCGCTGCTGGCCAGCTACCCGCCGCAGCTGATCTCGGCCTACATCCGGGGGATGTTCACCAACCTGGCCAGCGGCAACGTGTACCCCAACTTTGACCGGGTGCTCAACCACACGAACGAGACGATCAAGGAAGGCGAGGCGCTGCACGTGGGCATGGACTTCAACGTCATGAACATGACTGCGGCCATCAGCGTGATCCGTGACGGCTTGCCACTGACACTGAGCGAGCTCACCAAGGTCAGAGACACGCCGGCCATGGCGAAGATGCTGAAAGAGCGGTTTCTGGACAAGGGCCACGCCGTGACGGTGTACCCCGATGCCAGCGGCGCCAACACCAGCAGCAAGAACGCCAGTGAGTCGGATCTGAGCCTCCTGAAGCAGGCCGGGCTGTCGATCAACGTCAACCCAGCAAACCCAGCGGTGAAGGACCGGGTGAATGCTGTGGACGCAATGACGCTCAACGCCGAGGGCGTGCGGCGCTGGAAGGTCAACACCGATGCCTGCCCGACGCTTACCGAGGCGCAGGAGCAGCAGGCCTGGGACAAGTTCGGTGATCCTGACAAGAGCACGGGCCACGATCACCCGAACGACGCCGTGGGTTACTTCCTTGTGAAGCGATACCCGATCGTCAAGCGCATCGCCACAGTCTCCCCCCTGCGCCTGTAAGCGCAGACACAAATACAGCCCCGGCAGCAATGCGCGGGGTTCTCTCGCATGGCCCTTCAGGTTCACCAGACGACACCGCAGATCGACCAGATGAGCCGGAACTGGCCCATGGTCGAAGCGCTGTTGGGCGGAACCACGTCCATGCGCGACGCCGGTGAAATGCTCCTGCCAAAGTGGCCGGACGAAGAGCCAGAGAGCTACAAGAACCGCCTGGCCACCGCCACGCTGTACCCGGCCTTCAGCCGCACGGTGGGCGTCATGTCCGGCAAGCCCTTCGCGAAGCCCGCCACGCTCAGCGACAACACGCCCGCGCAGATCGCCCAGTATTGCGAGAACGTCGACCTGGAAGGCCGCAACCTGCACGCGTTCACCCACGACATGCTGCGCGAGGCGCTGGCCTTTGGCCTGTGCGGGGTGCTGGTGGACTATCCGACGACCGTGGGCCAGGTGAAGACCTTGGCCGATGAGCGCGCCATCGGCGCCCGGCCGTATTTCGTACCGGTGACCCACAAGCGCATCCTGGGGTGGAAGACCCAGCGTGTGAACGGCGTGCTGATGCTCTCCGAGCTCCGGCTGGCTGAGTGCGATGTGCGCTCAGACGGCGCCTGGGGCGAGACCGAGGTCAAGCGCGTGCGCGTGCTGCGTCCTGGATCGTTCGAGCTCTATGAAGAGCAGCAGAACACGATGACCAAGGCCAGCGAGTACGTGTTGATCGACCAGGGCGTGACGACCATTGACATCGTGCCTTTCGTTCCGTTCTACGGTCGCCGCTTGGCCTTCATGATGGGTGAGTCGCCACTGATCGACCTGGCGCACCAGAACGTGAAGCACTGGAACAGCCAGAGCGATCAGGACACCATCCTGCACGTGGCGCGCGTGCCCATCCTTGCCGTGATCGGCGTGGACGAAGACAATTGGAAGCTCTCTGTGGGAGCTTCTGCTGCGGTTCGCCTGCCCGCTGGCGCAGAGATCGCATACGTCGAGCACACCGGCAAGGCAATCACGGCCGGCAAGGAAGCCCTGGCCGATCTCGAGCAGCAGATGATCCAGACCGGTGCCGAGCTGCTGGTCACCCGTCCTGGCCAGCGCAGCGCCACAGAATCCAACAACGAAGCCGACGCCAACAAGTCGGAGCTGCTGGCCATCACCGAGCAGTTCGAAGACTCCATCGACGCCTGCCTGCAGCTCATGGCCAAGTGGGTGAACCTGCCCGAGGGTGGGAACTGCACGCTGTACAAGGACTTCAGCGCCGCGATGCTGTCGGACGCCTCGGCCCAGCTGGTCAAGGACATGCAGCAGGGCGGCCTGATCACAAAGAAGACCGCGATCCGCGAACAGCAGCGCCGCGGTGTGCTGTCGGCAGACATCGACGCAGACGACGAGGTCGAAGCGGTCAACCAGGAAGGCCCCGCGTTGGGCATGATGGGCGACATTGACCCGGAGACGGGATTGCCGAGGCAGGCCGTCCGCACTGAATGAGCAGCATCAACGCGCGGCTGCAGGACGCCGCGATCGGTCATTCCGTCGACCTGGCCCGGTATTCGACATGGCTCACGCGCAGGATCATCGGCATTCTCAACCGCACCGATGCGGATCTCATGAGCCAGATCACCCAGGCCCTGGAGCGGATGGATGGCCAGAGCTTCAGCGTCGAGCGGCTGGAAGGCCTTCTGGGCAGCGTGCGCGCCCTGAACCTGCATGCGTACCAAGCCATTGAGCGCGAGCTGACCAGCGAACTGGCGCAGCTTGCAGCCTACGAGGCGGGGTATCAATTGGAGCTGTTCCAGACCACGATCCCGCCGCAGGTGGTGGCATCGGTGGGCGTGGCCGCGGTGAACATCGAGCAGGTGAATGCGGCTGTGCGGTCACGGCCGTTCCAAGGGCGCCTGCTTCGGGAGTGGGCGAGCGGCATTGAAGCCACGAGGATGCTGCGGATCCGGGACGCCATCCGCATGGGCTACGTCGAGCAGCAGACCATTGACCAGATCGTGCGCCGCATCCGTGGCACCAGGGCGCGCGGCTATTCGGACGGAATTCTGGAGATCGACCGGCGCGGGGCCCAGGCGGTGGTGAGAACCGCGGTCAGCCACACGGCGGCCACCGCGCGCGAGGCATTCTTTGAGGCGAACACCGATCTGATCAAGGCAAGGAAGTGGGACAGCACGCTGGACGGCCGCACCACGCCGATCTGCCAGGCGCGGGACGGCAAGCTCTACCACCCGACCACCTACAAGCCGATCGGCCATTCGGTGCCGTGGCTGGGCGGGCCGGGCAGGGCGCACTGGGCGTGTCGGTCGGTCGATGTGCCGGTGACGAAATCGTGGAGAGATCTGGGAATTCCGATTGACGACATGCCGGCGAGCACACGGGCCTCGATGGATGGGCAAGTGCCGGCAGAGACGACGTACTCGAGCTGGCTGCAGCGGCAGAGCGCGGCGCGCCAAGATGACATCGTGGGTCCGAACAGAGGCGCGCTGATGCGCTCGGGTGGCCTGAAGTTCGACGATCTGTTCGATGCGAAGGGCAAGTACCTGACGCTGCAAGATTTGAAGGCGAGAGACGCTGCGGCGTTTGCAAAGGCTGGAATATGAAGACAAAACCGCAAGAAAAGCCCAGGCTGCCGACCACTGCTTCACTGGTCAACCTCGCCGCGATGTGTGCATCTGTGCCCGCCGCATTGCTGAAGGCCAACCGTGCCGCTTGCGAAAAGGTCAAGGGGAAAGCACAATCCTGAGGCTGCGGATAGGGGGCACCCGACAAACCGTTACCTGTGACGGCTTCCGCAGCACCATTCACACAGGGTCACATTCAGGAGTGACAAATGACAGCTATGACCCCGGTACTTTCTCGTTTTGGCATTAGCGAACTGGTGCCGAAAAACAAACGAAAAGACAATTTTGAGGTCGCCGTCTATGAGGCGGCAAATGAGATCGTCGTAAACCTGCTGGAGGCGCGGCCGCCGGAACTTTGGTTTCCCGCCGAATGGGATTTCGAAGTTGGGGGTGACGGTGTAGGCGGCCCCGCGCCTCAAGACCCAGTCATCATTTACCTCGCGCTGCCTTTTGGTGCGGATGATGACTATCACGTCACATATGGCTTGAGTCTTGCCTGCATCATTGATGAAATGCTTGAGGGCGTTACAACCAAAGGTGGCGGAATCGCCGAAGACCACAAGCCTTCCATGAGGAGCCTGGCGGACGCCCTGAGAAAACAGGTCGAGCGTATCGATGCTGCGCTGCTTATTGAGCAGGAGTGACGCATGAACCAAGAGAATTGGCCGAAAAGGGATTTGCACGAGGGTTGGCAGCAGCAACATGAACAAGGGAAGAGTTTTGCTGCGATTGCTCGCGATTCAGATGTGTATCCAACGACCGTGAAAACGGCCATAGAAAAGGCTGAGAGACGCCAGTCGGAAGAGCGCAAGGAAAAAGGCGTAGATGCGCAATTCTTTGACAAACTGTCTACACGGGCTAAAAATTGTCTGATTGGTGAAGGTCTGACTACCCGCAGCGCAGTGCTGAGGGCTTTCAAATCAACTGGAAAAGACGGTTTGGCCAGCATACCCAATATGGGGAAAAAATCACTTCTCGAAATCGGTGATGCATTGGGTGGCCTGAAGAGCCCATACACGATGACGGTGGCTGAACGCAAAGCCACGATAGAAATCCTAGTGGCCGTAAAACTCTTAGAAAAACGTGGCTACAAAGTAGTCCCGCCTGCACAGGACTGAGTGCCCCGCCTGACTCTGATCACCAACACCCCCGCGCCAGATACACCGGCGCAGCGTGTGCGCGAACGGGTCAAGAAGATGGCCAAGCCCGCCGAGATGGTCCAGTGCCGCCGCTGCGGTGGCCGTGAGTTCATGCCCACCAAGACAGGCGTGCTGTTCAAGGACGGCAAGATGACCGGTGGAACGCCGAACCTGATCTGTGTGAACTGCCTCAGCCGAGGCGAGAGAGTCGCCATCTAGACCCGGCCACAAGGCCCAAAAAACCAAACCCGCTCAAGGCAACTTCGGCGGGTTTTCTCATTCCTCCACGCAAAGCAGGAAAGCCGAGCGGGAGCACTCCGGGCGGAAGCCCTCAACACATGACCGGAAGGTCAAACCAGCACCATGAAACTGAAACTTGACGCGAACGGCAATGCGGTCCTCAAAGACGGCAAGCCGGTGTACATCAAAGACGACGGGACTGAGATCGAGTTTGACGCCGCCCAGGCGTTTGGCAAGATCAACCAGCTCACAGGCGAGGCCAAATCGAACCGGGAGCGTGCGGAAGCCGCCGAAGGCAAGGTTGCAGCCTTCAAGGACATCACCGACCCGGCCGCCGCCCTGGCAGCCCTGAACACGGTGAAGAACCTGAAGGACAAGCAGTTGGTCGATGCCGGCGAGGTGGACAAGGTGAAGGCGGAAGCCATCGCCGCCGTCGAAGCCAAGTACAAGCCCATCGTCGATGAAGTGTCGACGCTCAAGAATCAGCTAGACGGTGAGCTGATCGGTGGCTCGTTCGCTCGGTCCAAGTTGATCGCCGACAAGTTCGCCATTCCTGCTGACCTCGTGCAAGCCCGCTTCGGCGGCAACTTCAAGCGCGTGGACGGCAAGGTGGTGGCTTATGACCCATCCGGCAACCAGATTTACAGCCAGAAGAAGCCAGGCGACCTTGCCGACTTCGACGAAGCGCTGGAGATCCTGGTTGGGCAATACCCCCATCGTGATTCGATCCTCAAAGGCTCGGGCGCGTCTGGTGGTGGTGCGCAGGGTGGCGGAAGCGGTGCTGGCGGTAAGAAAACCCTCACCCGCGCACAGTTGGAGGCCATCCCTTCAGCAGAGCGCGGCGCTGCGTTGAAAGACGCAACCCTCGTCGACTGAATTTTCCATCCTGCAACCCCCGAGCCCGCCATGTGCGGGCTTTTTCATTTCCGAAAGCCCAACCATGAAAACCCTTCTCTCCAAAACGCGATTCATCGCGCTGGCGCTGGTGGCATCCGTCGCCGCGCTGCTCCCCATGGCCACCTTCGCGGCAGCTGCTGCACGGGTGTTCGATGCCGCCCACGGCTGGATCACACAGGGCCGCGACAGCTTCGCCCTGGGTGCCAACACGCTCACCAACCTGATTCCCGCGCTCTACTCAGCGCTGGATGTGGTCTCGCGTGAGTTGGTCGGCGCCATCCCTGCCGCAACACGTGACGCCACCGCCGACCGCGCGGCAGTTGGGCAGAACGTGGTGGTCTTCAAGACGCCGAGCGCCGTGGCCACGGACATCACGCCGGCCGTGACGCCGCCGAACGATGGCGACCAGACCATTGGCAACACCACGGTCACGATCACCAAGGCTCGCCGGGTGCCCTTCCGCTGGAACGGCGAAGAGACGCGTGGTGTGAACAACAACGGCGCGGGCGCAAACGCAATCCAAGCAGATCAACTGCAGCAAGCCATCCGTACCCTGGTGAACGAGATGGAAGTGGACACGGTGAATGCGGCTCGCGTGGCATCCTCGCGCGCCTACGGCACCGCCGGCACCACGCCTTTCGCCACCGATCTGTCGGACCCAGCCCAGCTTCGCAAGATCTTGGACGACAACGGCGCGCCCGGCGAGCGTGCTCTGATCATCGACACCACGGCTGGCGCCCGTCTGCGCACCCTGGGGCAACTCACCAAGGCGAACGAGGCCGGCACCACCATGACCCTGCGTGACGGCGCTCTGCTTGATCTGCACGGGTTCGTGATCAAGGAGTCGGCCGGTGTTGGCGTGAACGTGAAGGGTACGGGCGCTTCGTACACCACCAACACCGCGGGCTATGCCGTTGGCGCCACCGTGATCACCTTGATCACCGGCACCGGCACCGTGCTGGCTGGTGACGTGGTGACCTTTGCAGGCGACACCAACAAGTACGTCGTGGAAACCGGCGCTGCCGCTGCTGGCCCGATCACGTTGGCCGCCCCCGGCCTGCGCCAGGCCATTGCGGCTTCTGCCACTGCCATGACCATCGGCAACAACTACACCGGCAACGTCGGTTTCGCGCGCTCTTCGCTGATTCTGGCAACGCGTGCGCCTGCTCTGCCGGATGGTGGCGACATGGCCGTGGACCGCACCATGGTCACGGACCCCCGCTCGGGCATCACGTTCGAAGTGGCGATGTACGCCCAGTACCGCCAGATGCAGTACGAGATCTCTGCAGCCTGGGGCGTGAAGGGGATCAAGTCCAACCACAGCGCCCTCCTGCTGGGCTGATCGAAAACGGCGGGGCTTCGGCCCCGCCACTTCAAGGAAAACCCCATGAGCGAAACCTGCCCGACCGTGAAGGTCAAGACCGAGGCCACGGAAGACAACCCTGAAGGCTTCATCGTCATCAACGAATCGGACTTCGACGCTGAAACGCACGAGCTGTTCGATGCCGAGAAGCCGGCCGCCAAGCCCAGCGACGGACTGAAGGTCGAAGAGATCAAAGCCGCGCTTGCCGCCAATGGAATCGAGATCCCCGACGGCGTGACCCTCAAGGCAGACCTGGCCGCACTGCTCGACGCCTGATTCATCAGGCCCCTACGTGAAGCGCCCTCCTCGTGAGGGCGTTTTGCATAGCGCACCAGCAAAACGTCACCGTCCCATTGAAAGGCACGCCATGAAAATCACCTGTCTCACGACCTTCCTCGACGGCACCGACCGTTTTGAGAAGGACGATACGCGCACCGTCAGCGACGAGCGCGCGGCCTACTTCATCTCCCATGGCTGGGCCGCAGAAATGGGCGCACAGCCTGCCGCAGCGCCCGCTGATGGAGAAGTAACTCTCGACGTGCAGAACGCCTCCATGGGCCAAGGAGCCGTCCATGGCTAAAGCAGCACCAGACATCGTGATCGACGGCTTGCTGGACGTAGTCGCCACCGCCACACGGCAGATCGCGTGCTCGGCCCAGCCCACCACATTCACCGAAGCCAATGCGACCTTCGCTCTGGCAGATGCGACGATGGCAGGCGGCGACTTCACGAAGGCCAACGGCGACACCTCGGGCCGCAAGGTGACGATGGGTGCGAAGTCAGGCGCGCTTATTGATGCCAGCGGCACCGCCACGCACATCGCCCTGGTTCGTGTGGCCGACTCCACGCTGATCTACGTGACCACCTGCACCAGCCAGGCGCTTACGGCCAACGGTTCGAACACGGTGAACTTTCCCGCGTGGAAAGTCGAGTTAGCTGACCCGACCTGATCATGAGCCTGCTCCAAGAAATCCAGGACAAGTGCTCGCCAGAGATGATCGCCTCAAAGCAGCACGGCGAAATCGCTGCGGTTGTTTCTCTTGGCCGCACAAAGCCGTCAACCCGCGAAATCGGCAACGGCACGATTCTCGAAACCATTGGCTTGCAGTATGGCAATGCCATGCTGGATGTCATCGAAACTGCGCCTGACTTTCGGCACGTCAAACCGCTGCTGCAACAAGGCCGATTGATCGTCGGGTCTCCACTGGTTGCTGCGGCTGTTCAGGGGATGGTGCCCAGCGTCATGCCACAGGAGGTAGCTGATCGACTGCTGGCGCTGACAGTTGACCCCGCACCCGTGAGCGTGCAGGAAGTCGTGCAAGCAATGGAAGGTCTCTGACATGGCAACGATCACCGCAATCGCAGGGACGCGAACCACGCTCACAACGAGCGCCTTGAACTCGCTGGCTTCGGCCACTTACGTGAACGCCGGGAACATCGACGTGACCGCCATAGACCCGATTGATACGGTGGTGGAAGTTGAAGCCACGCCGGGTACGGTGTCGGGCAACAAGCAACTGCTGGTGTTCGCCCAGGTAAGCTTTGACAACACCAATTTCAGCACCGGCCCCGTGTCGGGCACGACTGCGACCGATGAGCCAAACCTGCGTTTTCTTGGTGCGCTGCCGCTGAACACAAACGCGACATTGCAGCGCGGCGCGTTCTCGGTCATGTCTGCGCTGGGCTACGTGCCGCCTTACTTCAAAATCATCGTGAAGAACGATTCAGGCGCTGCTCTGGCTGGATCGGGTCACGCGGTTTATCACACCAGCTATACCGGCAACGCGTAAATGGCCGCGCTGATTCTGCCCAGCCGCAGGGTTGTCCAGCCGCAGGGGCCGGTTGAGATTGACGGCGGAAGCCCGCTTGGTAAATCGCTGGGCTTTTCCGTCTCTGACTTTACCGGGCGGGATGTTGTTGGTCAGAGACTTGTCACGCGGTCGGCCAGTCTTGCTTACGGCACAACCGCTCTAGGGCGCGGCTTTTCATCGGCGGCAAACGCGGCATTCTCTGCGCCACTGGACCTAAGTGGCACAAGTGAAATCACGGTCGCGTTCATCCTGAAAAGGAACACGGCCACAGGAACGCAGGTACTGGTCGAGCACACGATCAACCAGAACAACCAAGCAGGTTCGTTCCTGATCTACACGGACACAACGAACTTTCTTGCGAGCATTTCAAACGGGATCGGCGGCGCTGCAAGCTTCAACGTCGCCAGTTGCGCAGCTCCGGCAGTTGGTCGGACGACAAAGGTTGTTGTCACGCTGGCTCGGCGCGGAACATCTGCCCAAGCCTGCCGCATTTGGTATGACGGCGTAGAGCAGGTCACCAGCCAGCCCAACACCGGGTCAATCTCGGGCAACTTCGCCAACAGCACGACCTATTTCTTCGGACGTGCTGCGGCTAGCCTGTTTGCAAACGGTGTCATTCATGACGCGGCCATTTGGCTGAGAAGTCTTGCAGACGCAGAAGTCGCTCAGTGGTCGGCTAACCCCTGGCAGCTATTCCGCCCCATCCAGCGCCGGATATGGGTGCCGGTGGCGGGGGGTGCGGCAACGCTCACGGTTGCCGATGCCAGCCACGCACATAGCGCCGAGAACGCCGCGCTGTCGATTGATGTTGCGCTCACGGTTCAAAACGCCGAGCACGCCCACACAGCCGAATCGGTTGTTGTTGGTGCTGTTGAGACACTGACGGTTGCCAACGCAGCCCACGCGCACAGCGCAGAGAACGTAACCCTGACCGTTGGCGGCATTGGCCTCACGGTCGCAGACGCCACACACGCACAGGCCGCTGAGTCAGTCGCGCTGTCGGCTGACTCGTTCCTGATCACGGCGAATGGATCGCACGGGCAGGCCGCCGACCTGGTCACGCTTTCGACGGCGACATTCTTCTCAGTTGACAGCGCAGCGCACGCGCAGACGGCCGACAACCTTTCCCTGGACGGCGCACCGACGCTGGCCGTCAATGCCGCCCAGCACGCGCAGGCCGCCGATGGCGTCGCCCTTGGCATGGATTCATGGCTGGCCGTGGCAAACACCGCACACGCGCAAACCGCTGATCAGCCGACGCTGACAGTGACTGGTGACGACGTGCCAGAGACCTATCCACTGGCCGGCTTCTCTCAAGACTTCCCCCTGGCCGGACAGGCTCAAACCTACCCACTGCAGGGCTGAAACATGGCACTCATCACCGAAGACGGAACCGGCAAGGCAGACAGCGAGAGCTACATGAGCGTGGCCGATGCCGACACCCATTTCGCCAGCCGCGGCATCACGCTTTGGGCGACCATGCTTGAAGCCGAGAAGGAGCAGGCCTTGCGCCGCGCCACCGACTACATGGTCGAGGTGTACCGCACGTCCTGGGCGGGCTACCGCAAGACCACCACGCAGGCGCTGGATTGGCCGCGCTACGAGGTGCCGCGCATTGACGCGCCGCAGGCCTACGGCTACAGCTTCTCGCCTTCCTACTACGACGACAGCAGTGTGCCGGCCGAGGTCAAGCGCGCGTGCGCTGAGATGGCATTCCGGGCGGCCAGCGGTGAGCTCGCGCCCGACATTGACCGCCTGGCCAAGCGTGAGAAGGTTGACGTGATCGAGGTGGAATATGCCGACGGTGCCACACCGTACAAGCGGTATCGCGCGATCGACAACATGCTGCGGCCTTTCCTGGGTGGCCGTCCGAATCAGATCAAGCTGGTGCGCGCGTGACCTTCGCATACGGCACAACCGCAGCCACGGCCGGCAAGCTGATCACGCGCTTTGGTGCGTCGGTCACGATGAGCCGCACGGTGCCGGGTGCATACGACCCCGCGCTGGGTGGACCGGCCGCAGGGACCACGACCGAGCAGCCGGTCAAGGCCGCGGTTCTGGACTTCCCTCAGTCCTACATCGACGGCACGTTGATCCGTGCCGGTGACCGCAAGGCGCTGGTGTCCGTGGTTGGCATTACATCGCCCCAGCCAGGCGATACGTTCCCATGGCTGGGCCAGACGCTGGTGGTGGTTTCGGTGAAGACGCTGGGCCCATCTGGCGTGGCGGTGCTCTACACGCTGCAGGTGCGCACGACATGAGCGGCTTTTCCATCCCCCTCGATCGTCTGGCAGCGAAGTACAACGCGAAGCTTGACACTGTGGTGCGGACTGTGACGCTTCAGCTATTCACAGCGGTCACGACCAAGAGCCCTGTGGACAAAGGCAGGTTCAAAGCGAACTGGAACGTGAGCAGCAACGTCCCGAACTACACCATCACCGACTCGACAAACACAGAGCGAGCAGATGCGGAAGTTCAGAAGGTGCTTGGCATTCCAGTGGGCGGCGTGACATTTTTGTCAAACGGCCTCCCGTATGCCCGTCGCCTTGAATATGGTTACAGCCCAAAGGCCGCAACTGGCATGGTCCGCATCAGCGTGCGCGAGTTCAAGACCTTCGTCGACAGGGCCATCAGATGACCCAAAAGATTGTTCGCGCCGGGCTTGAAAAGACCCTCAAGGCCTGGGCCGACGCGCAGACGCCCGTGCTGCGCATCGCCTCTGAAAACCTCACATTCACACCCGACGCCGGCCCGTACTTGCGCGCATTTCTGCTGCCGGCCGCAACCACTTCGAACACCCTGGACCGCCTGCACCGCCGCTTTGCCGGCGTGTTCCAGGTTGATCTGGTGATGCCCATCAACGGCGGTACAGCGCCGGCCGAAACCCTGCTGGCCAGCCTGCTGACCGCATTCAACCCCGCCACGCCGATCACCGAGGCCGGCGTCGTCATCTACATCACCGAGCCAGCCAGCGCCGCATCCGCGCTGTCTGAGCCGCAGCGCTATTTCGTGCCGGTCTCGATCAGCTACGAGGCGCATATCGTTTAAAATAGCGAGGCCCGATCAGTGCTTGCAACACTGCCGGGCCTCTGACCAATCAGCGAAAGGACCGCTTCATGGCTAAGGCCGATCTTACCGCGCAACGCTTGCGCGAACTTCTTCACTATGACCCGGAAACGGGAGTTTTCACCCGCAGGGTGAGAACAGCACAACGCCATCAAGTAGGCGACCGGGCAGATTTCATCATCAAGAGCGGCGGCCAAAAGGGTTACTACCGTGTTTCCGTAGATTCGTTGCGGTACATGGCGCACCGCCTCGCGTGGTTCTATGTGCATGGCGAGTGGCCGGTGAACGACATTGAACACTGGGATACAGATCGCGGAAACAACCGGATCAAGAACCTGCGGGACGTGACGAATCAAGTAAACCGAGAGAACATGCGCGAACCGCGCAAGGACAACAAAAGCGGCTATCTCGGGGTGGTATTTCATGCCCCAACATCCCAATGGCGCGCCCGCATTCAAGTAGATCGCAAGGCTAAACACATCGGCTTGTACCCATCAGCAGAAGAGGCTCACGCCGCATATTTGGAGGCCAAGAGGCGCATGCATTCAGGCTGCACCATCTAGGCCACAACAAAGACAACGAAGCCCGCCAAGTGCGGGTTTTTTTGTGCCCGCAAAGGGCTTACCGACCCGCTCGCAATCCAGCTAGCGGGTTTTTTTACGCCCGTTGCGGGCAACTCCCACCCGAAAGGTACACACCGTGAAACGCTCCACCCTCCCCATGATCCTCTTCGGCGCCTGCCTCGCGCTGGCGTCCCTGGCAGCCCAGGCTGTTGGCTTTGATGTGGCTGGCTTCGTTGCCGCCAACCCGGAGTCGTTCGCGGCCCTGGCTATGGTCGGCTCCGTGAGTCTCCCCAACGGCTCCATCATCGCCATCGCCAGCGGCTACGGCTCTGCGCTGCCCGTCACCATCGCCACCAACGCCAGCCCACCGGTGCTGACCTCCACCGCCCACGGCCTGGCCAACGGCGATTTCGTGGAAGTCTCCAGCGGTTGGGGTCGCCTCGATCAGAAGGTTTGCCGCGTGTCCGGCGTGACCGCCAACACCTTCAACCTCGAAGGCATCGACACCACGCTGACCACGATTTACCCCGCAGGCTCCGGCTTGGGCTCGGTTCGCAAGGTGACTGGCTACACGCAGCTCTCGCAGATCCTGAGCTCCACGTCCAATGGCGGCGAGCAGCAGTTCGCAACGTACCAGTTCCTGGAGTCGGACACCGAGAAGCAGATCCCGACCACGAAGAGCGCATCGGGCCTGACATTCAGCGTTGCCGACGATCCGACGCAGGCCGGCTACATCCTGGCCAGCGCTGCCAACGATGACCGCCTGAAGCGTGCCGTCAAGATCACGCTCGCTGCCGGCGGCATCCTGTCCTACAACGCCTACGTGTCGATCAACAAGACGCCAAGCCTGTCGGTGAACGAGATCATGGCTGTTGAAGCCACGTTGTCCCTGCTGGCCGAGCCTGTGCGCTACAGCGCCTGATCGGAGCACTGAATGCTGAAACTCAAAGCATCGCCCACGTTCAAGGCAAAAGTGACGGTGAGCGTCCAAGGCGGCGAAAAGCATGTGCTCGACATCGAGTTCAAGCACATGCGCAAAGACGCCGCGGATGATCACTTCAAGGACGAGACCAAGACCCTGCCCGAGAAGATGCTGGGCGTCATGGTTTCTTGGTCCGGCACCGAAGCGGAACTGAGCATCGACGGCTTGAAAGAGCTGGATCAGGAGTACCCATCACTGATCCCGCAGTTGGTGGCCGGCTACGTTGACCAGCTCGCGCTGGGCCGAACGGGAAACTGAAGTCCGCCGCGCGCCGTCTCTTCACGCCAGGCCCAAAGGAGTCGGAGTTGTCCGCCCTGGGTCTGACGCTGGATGACGTAGCGGCGGATCAAGTCGTCGATATCTGGCCCGACTGCGCCGAGTCGGTGAACGTTTTCATTGCGGTCATTACGCAGTGGCGAATGGGTCCGTCAGGGCCTATCGGCTTGGATTACGGGGTTCTCCCGATGATCTTCCGCCTCACAGAAACCCCCCGGTCTTCGTGGCCTCAAGTCTTTGCCGACTTGCAGGTCATGGAGGTGGAAGCACTCAACACCGTGAGAAAAGCCGATGGCCGCTGAAGTCACTCAACTCACACTAGCCGTAGACAGCCGGCAGGTGCGAACCGCCACGACAGACCTGAACGCCTTCGGGCGGACGGGCGCTGTTGTGGACCGGCAAGCACAAGCCACGGCTAAGAGCACGGCCACGCTCACGCGCGCGTTTGCCGGTCTGGGTGCTGCGCTGTCCGTGCGCGAGGTGGTGCGCTACGCCGACGCCTACCAGCAAGTCAATGCGCGGCTGCGCTTGGTCACGGGTTCGGCGGCAGACTTCTCCCGCGTCCAGGGCGTGTTGATCCAACAGGCCAATCAAACGCGCAGCAGCCTGACAGAGACGATCGACCTTTACAGCCGCGTCGCGCGCGCCACGCGCAATCTGAACGCCACGGACACGGACCGCCTGCGATTCACCGAGGCGATCAACAAGGCGCTGATTGTGTCTGGGGCGTCTGGCGCATCGGCGCAGGCCGCGCTGGTGCAGTTGGGCCAAGGCCTCGCATCCGGCGTGGTGCGGGGCGAGGAATTCAACTCCATCGCCGAACAGGCGCCGCGCATTCTTGAAGCGGTCGCTCAGTCGCTGGGCAAGACAACCGGCGAGTTGCGCAAGTTCGCTGCTGACGGGCAACTCAGCGCCGAAGTCTTCTTCAATGCGTTCCTGGGTGGTGCTGACGGCATCGACCGGGAGTTTCAGCGCATCCCTTCGACCATCGGGCAGGCACTTGTCGTCGCCGACAACCGCCTGCAGCAGTTCATTGGGGGCACGTCAGAGGCCAGCGGTGCCGGGCGGTCTCTGGCGGTGACCATCGACGTGCTGTCGCGCAACATCGATGTGCTGGCCGCCGCTGCTGCCGGGCTTGCCGCCACAAAACTGGCGTCGGTCCTGATCGGGGTGGGGGTTGCGGCCAAGGCCAACCTGGCGACCTACGCCGCCACAACGCTGGCGCTTAAGGCTCAGCAGGCGGCCACCTTGCAGGCCGCCCAATCCGAGGTCGCGCGCACCGCGGCAGTTCAAGCCGCCGCCGCCGCTGAGCGAGGGGAAGCGGCCGCGAAGATCGCGCGACTGCAGGTCTCACAGGCCGCCATCGTGTCGGCGCGTGCCGAGACCATCGCCACGCTGCAGAGCACGCAGGCAACGATTGCATCGGCCCAAGCGCAACTGACCGCCGCCAAAGCTGCCGGCGCACTGTCCTTCGCCATCGCCTC